GTGTTAAACACCGCCTCTGCGGATAGCAAAACATGCTACCCCGTACTGACGTGTGTAGCGGCCCGTACCGTTGATCACGGTTGAAGCCGCAAGACACTTCTGAAGCGTAACAGGTTTTTCCCTGCTACGGCCCTTTTCCTGGGACCACGTAAGTGGTCCAGGAGGAATTATTTCAACTACCCCGAGCATAGCAATGTTAGGAGTAGTTGAATTAATTCTCCAGCTAACCGACCAATCATCATCCAGATGGTTGAGTCGGTTAGGTCTGGTTGCTGCCCAGACATAAGGAACATGGCGTACCTCCTTCCTAGTCTCCGGTAGAACACGGAGATATGGAAAGCGGTACACACCGTGACCTAAATGTTTACGGGCTGCAACCATACTGTAATCCCCCAAAAAGAAATAAGGGGAGTTACACGGAGACGCGCACAAACCTGCGTCATCAGGGTAATCGTGAGGGACAAGCTTGACCTTGTTCGCCACGATTACTAACTGATTCCGCAGGTATGCGAGCGTTCCAGGGATCTCATGCTCACACCATCGACGTAAAAGTCCATTGGTGATCTTGTAGAGCATGGCTTCAAAGGCACGTGGTGCCAATGTCTGTTGACCATTCTGAGGCTGGAATGGTCGGACGTCCAACCCGCCGTGGTAGTCACCACCGCAGGATTCCCGGAACTTGCCTTCATTGTAGGTTTTATCAAGATTTACAATGAAACCAAGCTCTGTAAAACAAGCAACGACATCAGAGTACATGTATGACGGGAAAATCATATCGTCACCATACACCGAGATGCGTCTTGACCATGTGCCTTTTTTGAGCATATGGACAGCTTGTAATACAGAAAGGAACAATAACGTTTGAATCGGAAAAGTGTACCCGATGCCCATTGTACAAAATGTGTTACTTTTGACAATGGTTCCATCAGGTAATGCTACATTTTCGATTCTGTACTCGTTCATTGCTTCGAACCAGTCAGAAGGGAATAGGGCCCGCACTAACTCAACAGATATCGTATCTGAAGCGCTTGAGAGGTCCATTGTAACATCACGACCGTGCAAACTTGCACGGCGTGCTAACTCACGATGTCTCATCTGTAAAGATGAGATATCGTAACCAATTCGTTTAAGCCGTTTACGCATAACAATGCCAAGACCATACGATTGGAATGAACCAATTGTGGTGTTTGGCATGATACATCGTAATGACTTATACGTTTTTGGGACTAACGTCAGTTTCAGGGAGCTGATCGATTGATAGAATGGTTCTCCATTCTTACACTGCCCTCCTAAATAATCTAGGAAGGGCGGGTATTGACACATTAGAGCGTCAAACCAATCAATCTGCTCATTTGATCCGGACATTGGTGCAACCCACCGTGCTGCTTCACAAGCATCACGTGAGAGTACGCCGACCGAAGCTTTCTTCCCGAACTTGCAATGGTCTACGTGTTCGTAGTAATCATACGGTCCAAGAGTGGATCGTACATATCTCTTCGCTATTCGAAGTATTCTCGTTGTCAACTGAGAATATTCCGATAAGCTAGAGATATGAGATTGAACTGAGTTGAATTTCGCAATCGCGGAATCAACCAATTCATCTTGACTAAACAGGTCTTTTTGGAACCTGTACCTTTTGAAAAAGCTGGCAACTTGGTAGTTCATCTTAAAAAGATAACTATCCTCATTACCAGTTATTTCAAATGCAATGTTACGTAGTGACCGGATGTCCTTATCGATGACTGATGTTAAATAGTCTTCGTAGGCTGTCTGGTCCTCACGTAAGTTACGGAAATCCTGAATCAACTGTATGAACACACTGCTCATCAGTTGGTCAGCTGAATGATTTCTATTCAGCTTTGTCATAACTGGCCTCCCTTTCTGGTAGGTTAGTTACTGGCGTCAGGTTAAGCTAACGATCCAGCATCCCAAAACTTTGTGAACGATTCACTTGTCAGCATCTGCGCAGCCAGGCCATTCAAAGAATGACCATGGGAAAACGGAGATGATGGGTGATTATCACGTTCAATACGAATTGTGTCGAAAACGACACTGCCATCGGCAAGCTGTGTTGGTATTGTAATAACAATACTTTGCTTACCTTTGGTAAACGTACCCTTCTTAGGGTCAAGGACAGGAAGGCGAGACTTGAGTGTTACTACGTAACGGCTCAAGATCTCGTTTTCATCTGTATTTGACAACTGAAGGCCGTTCTGGATTGTTTGACCTGTCTCAGTAAGAGACACGTCCGTACCCTCCGTGAATGCTACGGTGGGAACCAACTTGAGTGTAAGATTCCTTATACTCATAATGTGTACCTCCTTGGTACATAAACTCTAGTGCGCAAAAGATCTGATCAGTCGGTTAATCGAACCGACCGAAAGAGCGATGCCACTAGTGAGATGTGACCATGAGCTAAAGTCAAAGCTCATAGTCGGGTTAATCGTCAATTCACGATTAGCCTGCCGAGTATAAGTGTTCCGAGATCGGACACCGTTACCTGGTAGGCCGTGCGCTTGCCCCGGGGATGATGAAGTGTAGACGTCGGTGCCATAAAAGGCACTTTTACGATCTTCCACGACAGTGACCCAGTTACCTAAAACGGTAGCATTCGGGGGCAGGTTGTGAGCTTGGATGAGTTTTCCAAAGTTCGCAAACCAATCGACGACAAAACTATAAGGCATGATCTCCCACAATGTGGGTGCTATACTCGAGACACCAAGAGAATAATCCTGGACGACTTGAGCACAGGTCGAATTAATCTTAAATTCGACAATCACGCCCGCCGAGGTTCTGCGCTGCAGACTAGCCTCGGCTGTCCCGGAAACCCAGATTGCTGGGATTCCAAAGTAGTAGTCAGTGAGGGGTTGTGACAGAACTCTGTTCTGTTTCCTCGCTGACCGGAAAACAAGGGTCCTACTAGGGAGGCGACCACGAAAGCTCGAATAGTTATCGAGAATCGTAGCAGCATCCATAAGTAGGGGTCTAATACCATACGTAATTTCCAGCCAAATAGAAGCTAGCTGGCTACTCGTATAGGTGATTGGACCAGAGCTAGACCGAATATTTCGGCCAGCTCTACGGAGCCCAGCACGCGTGAACCACCTACTCCAGGTGGAACGCATGATGTTTTGGACTCCAGTCAGGGGCGAACGCAACATTGCAACTGTCTTACCCAGATCAGCCACAAGCTCACCAGTGACGACTTGATTCTCGTTAATCTTTGCATAAGCATCGACTAACACAGCATCACGTACATCACTTAACGAGCATTGTGACTCTAGGTTAATGACAGGTGCATTGAGCGTCATCATGAGCCCAAGCGGACCTCTGTACGAAACATTTTGGCGATTATTATACCGCGAAAATGTAAGGTTGCAATCCCACGAGGAATTGTCAACGGTAACCATAGAAACATCTCTCATGAGAATGCCAGGCAGAAGCCTGCCACTAACATCAGAGACTGTTTTCTGTTTACCTACAGGGGTAGAACCATAGACCTCATAACCAGGAGCACCGAATAACTCGCCTGAGCGAGTTATAGACAGCGCAGAACTGGATAGGTCATTAGTGGTTCGAATCCGATTGTAGCTCATACTCTGACTCCTTGTCTAATACAGGGATTGGTATCCCTGTTTATTAAGACCCC